CCGTACACCACGTCGGGACGACCATCCGGCTTCGGGCCACTAAAGTCCCGGTTCAGCACACGCTGCCGCGCCGCCGTGTCATCCGGCGCGGATCGAAGCGTGTCGAGCGGGGATGCTCCAGCCTTCGGAACGTTGAGAACCGAGTTACGGATGGCGTTCGTTGTCTGCCCGAACGCCCCAGTCCCCGGATCTTTGATCTGTTGCGGAAAATCCACCGGTGCCCCGGTTCGCACCTGCGGGTTGCTCGCGGACGCCTGCACCCCGACCGCGGGCGCGTTCTGCATCACGCGGCTCTGCGGCGCGGCGGGAGCCACTGCGGGCGCGGCCTGTCTTGCCTGCGGCGTGTACACTTCCGGCCTGAATGGGCGCTCCGGGTGCTTCTCGTTGAATTTCTTGATCCAGTCCGTCATCTTGGTGTTCCCGCTCATCTCGGCGCTGTTCTTGTAGGTCATCGCATCGGGTGCCCCTTCCCTCCACAACAGTCCATCGCCGGGCATTCCTTGGATGTGCCTGAGAAATGCGGCGCGCTCATTGCGGGCTGCGCCGTCCGCCGCCGCCACCTTGGACTTCTCTGTGAGGCGCTTGTCTTCGGCTTCCTGTGCGGGATCGCGTCGGCCTGGATAGTGAATACGATGCTGAGAGGAAGGATATTCGTCGCCCATACTCCGCGCATCCTGCATCGGATCGGCGAGGTCAAGCGGAAAACTGAGGGCGGCACCGTTTCCAGTGCCGCCCTTGCGTTTGCCTCGCCATGCCGAGCCGCGAGACGAAATCGCGCAAGCGTTCATTCGCTGGGAAAAACGCCCGCTATTCGTGGTAGTTTAGTGCTTTTCGAGCGCGAGCGCGTTCCGATCGAAACAATCTCCGCCAGTATCTCGCCTGCATCCCCGGATCTTTTTCGGTCGTAGAACCCCATTGGACGATCAACCAGCACCCATCCGTAATCGCACTCGGCGCACTCCTCGAAGTAAAACAGCAAATCCGACATTCCACTCTCCGTCATCTTTCCCCTTACGAATGCGGTGATGTGGGGCTTGCAGGTTGCAATGTCGCTCTTTGTCAGCGCGGAATTTTCGCACGGATGAAACAGATGCACCCCTTCTGGGATGTCGTATTTCGCCCGCAGCTTTGCCGAGAACTCATTTATTTTTGCAAGGAACTCATGTCCGTCATCGCTTTCGTCATCGCTTTCGTCGATCTCTGAAAGCTCACTCTGCGCTTTGGCGACCCGCATCAAGCGGTCTTCAATCTGCGCAATGGAGATTTTGATTTCAGTCGTTGTAAGCTCTCGATTAGCCTGATTGGTTTCGGTTGTGGCTTCCATTCTTTTAGTTCCTCTCCTTGGTTGTGTTCATATTCTTCTGCCTTATCTGAGGCTTCGCTTTTCGTGAGTGTTCTGGATTCGGTGGATTCCACCTTGCCGTTGAGGTCGTAGATTTCCTTGTCGTAGATTGAGCCGTGCAGCACGCCGTTTCCAGCGAGGTCCAGCACCGTGCATTCTCTTTTGCCTGGAGCGTTCCGCGTTCCACGCCCGATCATCTGTTTCCAAAGGCATCGACTGAGTGTGTGGCGATTCAATACCACCATATCCACATTCGGCACGTCCACGCCTTCTGTGAAGATGGTGTGATTGCACATGATTTTGAGCTTCCCTTTAGCGAAGCTGCGGAAGATTTTTGCCCGCTTTTTCGGATCGGTTGCGCTGTCGATGCTTGCGGCTTTGATGCCGGCATCCGCCAGAAGTTGCGTTAGTTTTTGCGCTTCGCGCACGGATCGGCAGAAGACGATTCCCTTCGTGAATGGCGTTTGGATGATCCTGCCCGCGGCGGCATCCGGCGACCATGCCGCCGTGTGTTCCGAGCGCGGGATATAGACACGAACAGGACAGAGCGTTCCGTCTTCCGTCAGGTCATAGGTATCCGGCCCATGAACGATCCGAGAGAAGCCACACGATCCAAGCCCTACGCCGTCCAGCCGATAGGGTGTTGCGGTCAGCGCGATGATTTTCGCGACGGGGTAGTCAGTAAGGATTTTTCGATACTGAGCGGCGCAGACGTGGTGCCCTTCGTCGATGATGATCGTGTCATATTCTCCAGTGATTTCACCCTGCGCCATGAATACGTCGAGAGATTGCCCGTATTCGCGGGCTTGTTTTGCCAGTTCCTTCCGGTGCGTCACCCATGCTGTCTTGCCGCGCAGTTTCGGCAGTAGTCCGTGGATTGCGATCACGGTCTTCCCAGACCCGGTAGGGCATGCCACAACGACGCGGGAATGCGTCTCAAGGGCTGTCAGTGTCTCACTAACAATGGAAGTTTGATAGCCTCTCAATTTCACGCCATTTACACCGGGCTGGCGCGCAGCACCATGAAGGTGTTGAAATTGAATTTTCATTTTGAAAAGCCTCCGTCCGCGTTGACGCGCGGAACGGTTCGGCCAATGCCGCCGGGAGTGTAAGCGCGTCAACGCTTCGTGAGAGTGCGGTGGAAATATCAAGCGGGCGCGGTTCGGTCAAGCGGAAAGTCTCACGAGAACATCGAAGACCTCTTTTTGTCGCCCGCGAACATCGAGCGCGGCGGGATCGGCTTGTACACGCCCGCGAAATTCAAACAGTAGAGCCCGATGCCGATCGCGGCCACGAAATCATCATGCTTGCTCGGCGCGGCCTGCGCTTTCCCTCGGTCGTCAATGACGAACGTGCGGAACTCTGCCACCGCCGGCCTGAACGCGCAGTCAAAAAGCCCCTCGCGGATTGCATCGGCGATTGCGCCCACCCACATGTCGCGCGTGGCTGAGTTCGTTTCCCATCCGGCGGTCGGGAGCATCTTGCCGGGGATGAACGAGTCCGGTTTCTGCCGCTGGTAGATGTTCCCGCCAAAATCACGCAGCTTCACGAGCACGCCGAGTCCGTTGCCAGTCTCCGGCACGATCATCACGCTGCCAAAGAAGTTCGCGAGCATCACCGCGCGCTCCGCGATGATCGAATCATCCCACCGACACCCGCTCGGCTCCACATGGATCGCCGCGACGACTGCGACCGGATGCAGCACGTTCTTCTCGCAAATGTAGGGCTGGCGAAGCACCACGCAGGCGTGCGCGTCGGGATTTTTCGCGCCATTGCTCTGTGATCCCTGGCATGGATCGATCGCGACGATGTAGGCACACCCGCGGATCGGTTTTTCCTTCAGCCAAAGCCATGCGTCCTCCTTCTGCGGCACGAAAATCACGTTCGCCTCGCTCCCGGTGAGGATTCCGCGCTCGGCAAGGTCGTGCTCGCGCTCGGCCATGATTTCCAGCCTCGTCACGCCGTCGTCGTCGAAGCGCGGGCGGCCTGACTGGAGGAAGCAGTCCCGATCGTTCTCCGGGTAATCCTGGTCGAAGATCGATTCATCCCCGTCGCACTCGCTCGCGATCGTGTAGCGCCTCCACGCGATTTGTTCCGCGGTCCACCCGTAAAGCTGGCGTCCGCGCTTCTCCCGGTAGGAGTAGGTCGTGTGAAAGTGCTCCTCGTAATGCGGCGCGCGCGGCAGCACGCCGTCGGCGAACTCGAACCACGCCGCGAAAATCTTGATCCAGCCGTTGCCGAACTTCCCGGCCTTCATGTCCTCCAGCGACACGGCACCCTGCCAGTTGTTGTAGAAGAAGCCGTTCGCGCCTTCCGCCGTGGACTCCATCGCGGCCAGCGAGCGCGGCCCTTTCGAGAGCGACGCCAGCGACGCCGTGATAACTTTCACGTCCGTCCGAGATCCGGACTTCGGGTAGCGCGCGGCCTCAGTGTACCAAATCGCCTGGCGCGTGCCCGAGATGCCGGCTTTCGGGTCGTTGGCGGTGTCATACTCCCAAAGCCCCTTCGTGCCGTCGGCGTAGGTGAAGCTCGCCTTCTTTGTGTCGTAGGCGAACTTCGAGTCCCACGGAAACTTGTCGCGGATGCTGTATTCCGTGAAAATCTGCCACACCTTCATCACGCGGCTGCTCTCGTCCCCGATGATCAGCCCGTCGGTGTGGAAGCGGCGCGCATGGTGATAGAAAAGCTCGCCGAAGAACGTGCTCGATCCCTTTTGTCGCGGCTTGAGCGCCTGCAACCGTGGCGCGATGCCGTTCTCGATGCACCACTCATACGCCTCGTTGATCCGCATCTGGAGGATGTTCGGAACGGGCGTCACCATGTTGTGATCCTTGTCTTCGATCTCCACCATCGTCGCGAAGTGGACAATCGGGCTGCCTTGGATGAGCGCCACGGCCTCGTCGTTCGTGATCTGGCTCGTGTCCGGCGGCCGGTATTGCTGGCTGCGACGGTTCGGCCCCCGGTAGTTCACCGGCATAGACTCGATGCCGTGCCAGTTCTTGCGCAGGTAGGTCTCGATGCCCTCGCTCGGCTCCAGCTTCCCGTGCTGCGCCTCAAAAGCATCCATCGCGTCGTCGAGGCTCGTGTTCGGGATGATCTCCAAGACCTTCGCCATGAACAGCACGGCCAACATGGGCGCGCGGCTCCGGCCCTGGTCGCAGTGGATCGTGATCGGTCGATCGTCGAGCCAGTTGTCGCGCGCGAATCGCAGGAACGCTGTGAAGCTCTGCGTCTGGAAGTAGGCTGTCGTCGCGTCGATCAGGTTCAGGTAAAGGTCGCCCTGCTCCACGAAACTGAGATACCGCTTGTCCGTTGGTGACAGCTTCCCCGCCTTGGCCTGGTGGCACGTTTTGCATCCATGCACGATGCACGCGGATTTCCCGGCGGAATGAAGGCGCGGCGCATTGCACGCGGCCCGGTCGCCGACGGATAGCTTGCCACTGATGAGTTCGCGGGTCACGGATGCTCTTCGATGAATTTTTGAATAAGCTCAGGTAGCGCGGCCCTAGCCTGCATGAGCTTGTCGAGTTGTGTGGATGAGGAATCCTGGGTCCAGCTAAATCCTACCCATTCCCGCTTTCCTTTGTGCAGGAACTCGCGACCGAGACACCAATCGGTTCCGTGATTCGTTCTTTCAAGCGTTTCATGATGAAGCAAATTAACCTCCCTTGCCTTACACAGCAAAAGCCGCGAAAGTGCTTCGCGAATGAGCGCGGCGATAAAGACGGCGTTGTTATTCACTTCATCGTTCAAAAGAAGCTCGGCGATTTCAACGTCGGATTTTTCTGAGAATACGGTTTTCATGTTTGGGATTAAAGTGCTGTAATTATGGTGAGTTCCCGGGTTATGAGATCGGGCGCGGTGCCTGGAACCTGTCTCGGGTTGGTTCGTAGTAGGCCTCATGTTCTCCTGCGCATTTTCCGCAGCGCGCGGGAATCTTTTCCGACCAAGGAATCTCAGACAAGTGCCCGCACGCGCGACAGCGGACAAACTGCGTGTCGTGATTTCGGTAGTCCTCAAACATGCTGCGGACGATTTTATCCATGCAATCCCTTTCTACGGGATCTGGCTCTGATTCCACCGCAACCCCGAACCATTTCTCGTTCTCACCATCGGTCGCGGTGATGGAAAGTCGCCAACTCCATTCCAGCTTTTCAAGAACAGGTTCCCCGAGTGTCATTTTTTGCTTGTTCATAAGTTCAGAGTCCAATCGCGATCCAGAGATAGGAGCGCCACAGTCGGCGCAGATAGTGCGCGGAGTCAGGATGCTCGAAGCCGTGGAGCTTCAGCCAGCCGAGCGCGATCGTGCTCGCTTCCCACTCCATGAGCATCACTGCGGCCACGCGCCCCAGTGCCACGCACGCCGCGAAGATCGCCACCGGCCACGGATGCCACTTCATCGCCACCGCCGCGAGCGTCGCGGAAAAAAGCCCGAGCGGAACAAGCGGCGACTGCACCGGCCACGATTGCCACACGCGGAAGCTGATCCCGTGAAGCCGGACGTGCTGAACCGCGTGCGCGGCCTCGTGCGCGGCGCAAGCAAGGGCGCGCATGTCCTCTCCGCGCGCCGTGCGCGGGCTCAAATGCACATGCCGGATGCGCGGCTCGTACCAGTCACACGTTCCGACCCCGGCGGTGACTCCGGGCAGAAGGCGAATCATGCGTTGCGCAATTTTGAGTCCGGTCATGGTTCGGATTTTTCCGGCGGCGGCGTCCATCCGAGCGTGACGAGCGCGGCACGGATCGCTCGGTCCTCAGTGTCGAGAAACTTGCGCGTCAGCGTGACTGAAAAGCCTGCCGTAGCACCAAGGCTGTTCTCGATGTCGAGCGTGATCGTTTTCCCGGCGATGGATGGCGTGACTTTGAAAAGAACGCGGCTTCCTTGCTTTGCGTCGGTTACGCCATGCAGCTCCACTGTTGGCATTGGCTCCTGTTCGGGCTGGTTCTTAACATCCCTGGCGAGCCGCATGGCTTCGTTCACAAGAATGTAATTCGTCATGCTTGGGTCCATGATGATTGTCAGTTGTCCCAATTCAGCCGGCGCGTGCTCGGCGCTTCGACCATCTCCCACCGCACCGACACGATCTTGCCGTCCTGCTTGGCGATGAGCGCGCGATACTCGGGAATGCCATCGCCCTTCTCCAACGCGGCAAACTGCTCGCACAGCGCCACGTAATGAATAATGCCGTCGCGCGTCACGGCCTCGAGCACGACGATCCCGCTCATCACCGCGCGCGCATCCTCCACGCTCGAGTTGATGACTTCGACCGAGGCGACAAATCGCCCCAGCTTCCGCGCTTCGTCGTGGTTTTGGCCCTCTGTTTCAATCGGTTGGAGTCGGTTCATGGTTCGGATTTCAAAATTCACTCCCCGGCGGAGGGGTGGGTGCCGCAATGGGCTTCGGCGCTTCAATCTCGATCGCCTGCGCCTGCTTTGGCTGGCTCGTCGGACTCAGCCGGCGCACCACGTCCGCAATCGCCGCCGGATCCGTGATGACGATGTTCGTCGTGGTCCCGGTCTCCTTCGGCGGCTCGGGCTTGAACTCCTCCCGCATCCCTTTCAGCAGAACTTCCATGAGCTTGTCCGAATACTCCCGCTCGTAGCCCACCAAATTCCCAAGCTGGAACACCGGCTTCACCACCCCGTGCACGGCCCGGTTGTAGGCCGAGGCGAGCAGCGTGTCCTTCGCGTCGCTCGTCGCTTCCCGCTCCAAATCCGAAAACCCAGGCACGCGCCGCCAATATGCCAGTTTCACGCCACTGACACCCGCCGCCTTCCGCGCCATCGCAGGCGCCGGGCACGCACGCAACGCCCCGAGATACTTCATGATCTCCGGCGGCAGCCGGCGCAGCAACGCCGCCGACTTGCTCCGCGGCT